TATCTGACTTGCAACAACAGCTGATGGTTTATCTCTTACACCACCAAACCATAGTCTATTATCATGGAATGATACAGCTTGTGGGAATCCTCTTTCAGCAGATATAAGTTCTTCTGTGTGATCTGATTCTGCATTTGTATTTGCAAGTGTTTCTATAACTTGACAAGTTACTTCTGTTGCACTTGTAAATCCTGTAATCTTAACTTGTTTAGGTGTAGTTCCTATTTCAAAATATACACCAACATGATCTGATGTAAATAAATTAGCAGAAGCTGTTAAGGTAACACTATTACCACTTGTAGCTGATGGAGTAATTGTAAGACCAGGATCTGCATATCTATGAAAAGGAGCTGTAGTTTTACTTACACCATTTGTTGTAACTGTATCATCTAGTTCAAACTCAAAAGCAGAAACAGAAAAAGATGATGCAGAAGCTCTAACTATTTTTCTTATAGGATTATTTCTATGTGTAATAAATACTGTATCTCCAAACTGTGCAAAGTTTAGTTCAAATAACTGAGCTGTACTCCAGTTACAATTAGAAGTTATATTAGCCTGGACTACAGATCCAGTAGAGCTGTATACATCTAGTCTATTATTACTAAATGCAAACAAAGCAGTTTCATCATTAGAAAATATAAAAGGTATTAATCTTGATTGTGCTGGTAATGTAGCTTTGTATTCTGTAGCTGGTCTACGCATAAGACCACCCTCATCTAACAAATACCAATTACGACATTGTTTTGCTCCCTCAAAATATGCTTTAGCATCTGTACGAGCATTTAAAAGATTGTTTAACTCTCCAGAAGAAAAGTTAGTAAAGACTTGTCTAACCTTTCTAGGCATTATCCTACCACTAAGCCACTACGACTACTTCTTCTCTCATTTATGAATCTGTCAGTTGCTAGTTTTTTAGTTGTAGTTTCTGCTGATTCAGTATTTCTTGCTATAAGTATTTGTCTTTCTGCTAAGTTATCAAACTCTCTAACCATAGCTGAATCTCTTGCTATAGCTCCAGCAAATACACTTGCAAGTTTATATTCTACTGCTAATCTAAAGTAGGGTGGAAACTCACTTTCATCTTGTCTAAAGATATAATCCATAATTAATTTACTTTGACTACCATGTCCATCTACAAATATTTTATCTCCATATCTTGCATATTGTATATTTATATCATTTTCAGTTATTGATATTATTTGTAAACATTGTGGACTTGTAGGTATTTGATATGCGTTTTCATATCTACCAGTAGGAGCATTTGCTAATAAAGATAGTTGTTGTTGTTCTGTAGCAAATCTCCATCTTGCTCTACATAAAGTAGATTCTATAATTTCTTCATAAATATTATTTGTTACTAATGCTTCTGTAGTATCGTCTGTAAATGACGAAATCGGATTAGATCCGATCATTATTAATGCTCTTGAAGCTATATCTATTTTTGTTACTGCCATATTTTTTTAGGAGGGGGATTACTCCCCCTCGTTAATGTTATGATAATAAAGCTGTTCTCACTTGAGTTGAAGTAGAAGTTGTTACAATTAACATATCTACTACACCATTTGAGCCACCACTGTTTACAATAATAACATCTCCAGCTGTTAAATCAGCTTGAGAAGCTAAAAAGTACTCATTATCATCAATAGTACCTATTGCATCTCCATCAGCATAATACCACATGGAGTTGGTGTCTCCCATTTGAGAGATTTTCTTTACGGGATTTGAAGTTGCGTATGCCATATCTACCTCCTATTCCGCAGCTTTCTGTACTCTAATACCATTATCATCAATTAGGATTGATCCCATTGATAAGTAAGAGGTCATTAAGTGAGCCACTTTTTCTGGTATATAGTTTACTTCTGTTCTAACTTCTGATCCAATACCTAGACCCATTGATGACTTGTGCCATGCAACAGTGTGTCTATCAGTTGATCCAGAAGTGTCTAGTCCTGAGAATACAAAAGTTAAGAAACTTAAGAATCTTTTAGCTGTGTAGTTCATACCAGCAAAAGGAAGCTCGTTGTTTCCAATGTATTCCATTCTTGACCATTGATCGTCAGATAACAAATCAGACCATTGTTTTGGACCGATTGCCCAATATCTTTGATCATCATCTGGCACAGAATTTGTACCGAATAATGCTTGCATATCTTTAAACTTATCGACATTCATGTCAGTAGCTAAAGATGTTGCTCCATTTGCTCCAGCATTGTTTGCTACAGTTGTAGCAGATGCCATAGCGTCAGTAATAATGCTGTCAGTTTTACGACCAAGAGCATATGCTGCATTATTTGCAATTACTGATCTTTCGTCAATGTTGGTTTTCAGTTCGTCTAGTTTGTCTACATAATCTGAAGCGTAGAAGTCAGAAAGTGTAGCAGTTACATTAGTATGACTAATGTTCATAGCTACTACTTCAGCATGACGAGCCTTAGTTGTTGCCTCGCCTGTGCCTACTTTTTGGAACTTAACTGATTCTCCAGATACTCCATTTACAACACGCACTAGATTTTTGAACTTACTACCCATTCTTTGATACGCCATATGTACTTCAGATTCAAACTGAGTAATAAAAGCGTTAGTTATAGTAGCACTCATTTTATTCTCCTTATGTTGCTATTGTTACCTAGATTATCTCACAGGAGCTTTATATGTTATCTTTTGCAAGGCATATTCTACGCCATAGAGGTCTATTACTCAATCAACTGACATATTTTTTCTACTTTTTCAACTCACAAAGCTCAACAATGTTTTCACTTGGTATTACACAAGTA